AGTATTATACACACTATTAACAACATTAGTTAATTATGGTGAGCGTATTGTTGGATCAACAGACATTATGGTTGGTGAGAATGTAGGTCAAAATACACCTGCAGCTACAAGCCAAACAATGGTAGACCAGGGTATGAAAGTATTCTCAGGAATATTTAAACGTATCTATAGAGCTTTAAACTCAGAACTTCGTAAAGTATATCGTTTAAACCAACTATATTTATCAGATGAATACAAGTTTGCTGGTAATGTTGTACTAGCTTCAGACTATAAAGACTCATCAGTTGACTTACGTCCTGCAGCAGATGTACAAGTTATCTCTGATACACAACGTCTAATGCAAGCAGAAGCATTAAAACAAACAGCATTAGCTGTACCAGGATTTAATGTTTACAAAGTAATGCGTAGATATTTAGAAGCACTTAAAGTACCAAACATTGAGGAAATCTTACCAGATCCTTCAGGTCCAAATGCATTACCACCTGCAGGTCCAGATGTTAAAGTTCAAGTTGAGCAAATTAAAGCTCAAGAACGTAAGCTTTCTCTTGAAACTAAATTTAAACTTGGCATCGCTAAATTACAAAACGAAGCTAAGCTTAATGAAGCTAAGATTATTAAAATGGAAGCAGAAGCAGCTAAAGCATTTGAGGAAGCTGGTGGTGTTACAGCAGGTCATAACATTGCTATGTTACAAACTCAATTAGGTGCTGCTAAAGCTCACCAAGATGGTGTCTTAAGATCTATAGATATGTTAATGAAAGCAACCGAGGGAGCAGTAGAGTATGATAATAACGCAGCAGGAGTTCTTGGATTGGGTGGAACATCCAGTAACCAAGGCACTGAAGAAGTCCCTACACAATGATAGGGAATATCTCAAAGAAATGATTGTTCGCGGTAACGTGGATAATGAGGAAGAAGTAAAAGGTAGATGTAATGCAGTTTTAAATATCCTTAATATTACATATGAGGATTTAACAGAGGGAGCAAGAGAAGATGCAAAATACTAGTGGGATTCACCCAAAGGGTCATCGAGTTTTAATACTCCCAGATCCAGTGGAAGAAGTAACACAAAGCGGTATTATTGTTTCAGTTGGTGAAAACCGAGATAGAGAGAGACTAGCACAACTAAAAGGTACTGTTGTCGAATTAGGCAATACAGCATGGTTAGACCAACCAAGCCCTTGGGCTCAAGTAGGTGACCATGTAATCTTTGGTAAGTACTCTGGATTAATCTATCAGGGAGATGATTCCAAAGAATACCGTATCATTAATGATTTAGATGTTGTAGCATTAGTCGACTAGGAGAAAACATGTCAGAAGAAAAAGAAGTACAGCAACAAGAAACAAGTGCAGATCAAGAGGCACAGGCAGTTAATGAACAAACTCAAAAAGAAGCCCGTATATTTGGTTGGGTTCCTAAAGAAGAGTTTAGAGGTTCTGAAGATGACTGGGTTGATGCAGAAGTATTTGTAAAACGAGGTAAGGAAATTAATCCTATTCTCCGTAAGAATAATGAATTACTTATGAAGAAGTTGGATGAAAAAGCCAAAGAAATTGATAGCATAAAAGCATCCGTTGAAGAGTTTAAAAAGTTCCAAAAGGAATCATTTGAACGTAAGACTGCTGAGTATGATGTACAAATTGCTCAGTTAAAGTCACAAAAACGTGAAGCTATTGCAGAAGGAAACGGTGATCTAGTTGTTGATATTGACGATCAACTTGATTCACTAAAGGAAGCACAGCGTGAGGCTAAGGAAGCTAGTAAAGCTAAACCAGAGCCAGAACAACCTGCTCAAGTAAGTATTCCAGATGATCCAGAATTACAAAGTTGGTTAAATAAAAACAATTGGTTTGGTAATGATATTGAAATGACTGAACTAGCTAACACTTTAGGATCCTCTGTAAGAAAACAATTTCCTCACCTTACTAGTCGTGCCTTTTTAGAAAAGCTTGATGATAAGATTCGAGAGTACATGCCCAATAAGTTCTTAGGTAATAAAGCTAAGGGCAGTGCAGTAGATTCCTCAGGTAGTGTTAGAGGAACAGGATCTTCTGGTAAAAAGTCTTATGACAACTTACCTGATGATGCAAAACAAGCGTGTGATCGATTCATTAAACAAGGATGGATCAAATCTAAACAAGAATACATAGACAGTTACGACTGGAATTAAGGAGAACAATTATGGCTAAAGCATTAACAATTGAAGAGAAAAAAGAACAGGCACTTACTAGAACTACCACAGAACGTCCTTCACGTGAACGTCAAAGGAATTTATTTAATGGTACTCAAGCAAAGTTAACTGTAAATCATTTAATCCCTGGATACCACCTACACATCTTTAATGATGAACCAGGTAGAGTCCAGACCGCACTTGATGGAGGATGGGAGTTTGTCAGTCCTGATGAAGTGGGCGGTGTTAAAGATAGTGTAACGTCTGGTAATACAGATATAGGAGATAAGGTAAGATACCTCGTTGGTACAAGTGAGAAAGGTGATGGTCTTTATGCCTACTTGTTAAAGATTAAACAAGAATGGTTTGATGAAGATCAATCAGAGTTACAAAAACGTAATGATCGAGTAGATGCTGCAATCCGTGGTGGTGTAAACATTAAGGACGGAACAAGTTCTGATGGTTTCTATACTCCTAAGGGTGGCATTAACTACAAAACATAAACTTAATTTCTAAAAGGAAATAAAAATGGCTAACGCAAATACCCCTCGTGGACTTAGCCCAGTAGGAACAATTACTGGTGCTGCGTACAACGAACAGGGTCGCCTCTATGCTATCGCTAACGACGGTTCTAACACTTACGCTATTGGCGATGTTGTTAAAGTTGCTGGTTCAAGCGATGCAAACGGTGTACCTTATGTAACAAAAGCGGCTTCTACTGATACACCAGTTGGTGTTATCGTTGGTATCCGTGTATCTGATCCAGGTGTATCTCTTGTAGGTACTACATTGGCTCTAAACACTATCTACTTGCCACTTAACTCTGGTACTCGCTACGTTTTCGTAGTTGATGATCCAGCAGTTATTTTCCAAGTAACAGGTGATGCTACTGGTGTAGCTGCTGCTGACGTGTTCAAGAATGCTGGTATGACTATTACAGCTAACCAAACTTCTTTAGCACAATCTGCACCGCTATCTAGCACAGTATTAAATGCTTCTTCATTCTTAGCTATTGCGTCTTCTGGCTCATTAGCTTTACCATTACAAATCATTGGCCTAGTTCAAGCAGTTAATAATGCTCCTGGTGCTTATGCTCAAGCATTGGTAAAATGGAACAAGCATCAATTCCTCAACCCAGTTGGCACAGCTTAATAAGGAGAATATAACATGGCTGGTATTATAACAACCGCTTCACATCCAAAGGCTCTCTGGCCTGGGATTAAAGCATGGTGGGGTCAAGTCTATGATGAACATCAAGAAGAATATTCTAAATTGTTCGATAGCGACACATCATCAATGAATTATGAAGAAGATGTTCAACTTACAGGCTTCGGTTTAGCTCCAGTTAAATCTGAAGGTGCTGGTGTTGCATACGATTCAGAAATTCAAGGTTTCACAACACGTTATACACACATTGCTTACGCTTTGGGTTATATCGTAACAAAAGAAGAGTTAGATGACAACTTGTATGAACAAGTATCACGTCGTAGATCTGCTGCATTAGCAATGTCTTTCCGTCAAACGAAAGAAAACGTTGGTGCTAATATCTACAACCGTGCATTTAACAGTACATACTTAGGTGGTGACGGTGTTTCTTTATGTAACACAGCACACCCTAATACATCAGGTGGTACTTTTGCTAATGCTCCTACAGTTGCAGCTGATTTGTCAGAAGCTTCTTTAGAAGATGCACTAACAGCAATTATGGGTTTCCAAAATGACCGTGGTCTTTTGATCAATGTTATGCCGAAGTCTTTAGTTGTTGCTCGTCAAAACTTCTGGAATGCACATCGCATTCTTAAGTCAGCATACACACCATCAACAGCAAACAATGCAGTGAACGTTTTAGTAGCAACAAATGCTTTACCAGAAGGTATTGTAATGAACCACTACTTAACTTCACCAAATGCTTGGTTTGTACGTACTAACATCCAAAACGGTCTCAAGTACTACTCACGTGTTGGTATTCAATTTGATCAAGACAATGATTTTGATACAATGAATGCTAAGGCTAAGGGTTACGAAAGATACTCATTTGGCTGGACAGATCCACGTGCAATCTACGGTGTTAACGGTCCTTAATTAGGACTTAATTAAAGGTAGAGGGGCTTAAAACGTCCCTCTCATCTTTATCTAAGGAGTAAATATGTCATA